GGCACGTATGCTGTGGGTATTATTGTAACTGGCAAACTGATCAAAAACGACGGTCAAACCGCTTAAGGCAATTAAATGCCTGTCTACTTAGATACTAGCCGAAACTCTGTTGTAGCGATTGGAATATGCGATCGCTGCAGCAGAAAGTTTCCCTACGTAGACTTAATGCCTGATCCAAATTTCCCGGGCATGCGCGTGTGTGCAGAAGATCGGGATGATTTTGATCCATGGCGTTTACCAGCATTACAAACAGAGAATATTGCATTACGTCATCCAAGACCAGACGTTTCAGTAGCTACGGGACCAATTGGTGGTAATCAGATATTAACCCAAGGTGGTTTCCAAGATGAAAACTCCATGTTTATTGATGGAGTATCACCATACAGTGGAAACACACAAGGCGACTTGAATACATTAAGTTTCCCGTATTCACCAATGACCTTGTTTCCGTATGTTGGCACAATAACGCCAAACACTGGACCAAAAGCAGGTGGAACACCAGTAACCATTAATGGTGAAAACTTTACTAGCGTAAATACTGTAAAACTAGGCGGTGTAATTTGCACATTTAATGTTGTCAACTCTACGCAAATTACAGCCACGACTCCAGCGCATGCTGTTGCGGGCTTAGTAGACTTAACTGTGATTTCTCCGTTTGGAACTGCAACAGCGCACGGCGCATTTACTTATACTTAATAAAAACAAATGGCAGATCAGTCGATAACGCAGCTGCCTGTTGCGATCACCTTAACTGGTAACGAACAGGTACCGCTGGTACAAAACGGAGTAACAAAGCAGGCGTCTGTATCACAGATTGCCAATGCTGCGTCGCCCGGCAAACTGATCACTACAATTGTTTACGTTCCATCGAATGGCGATTTAGTAATTTATTACAGCGATGGCACACAACAAGTTATTGGCCCTATTTCTGGCTGGTCTGGTTATAGTGGATACTCTGGTTATAGCGGCGTAGGTACATCGGGTTTTAGCGGTGTATCTGGCTACAGTGGTTTTTCTGGTACTTCTGGATACAGCGGTAAATCAGGAACCAGTGGTTTTTCTGGATACTCTGGTATCAGTGGCGCGTTTGGTTATTCAGGTATTAGTGGATATTCTGGATATAGCGGCATATCAGGTTTTAGTGGCGTATCGGGTCTTTCTGGATTTTCTGGTATCTCTGGCTACTCAGGTTCTGGTGTATCTGGTTATAGCGGTTATAGTGGCTGGTCTGGCATCTCTGGCTACTCTGGTATCTCTGGTATATCAGGTTACAGCGGGTATAGCGGAACATCTGGCTATAGTGGTGTGTCTGGTCTTTCTGGTTTTTCAGGCATCTCTGGCTATAGTGGTTCTGGCGTGTCAGGCTACAGCGGATACAGCGGTTGGTCAGGGATTTCTGGCTATTCAGGATACAGCGGTATCTCTGGCTACAGTGGATATAGCGGTATTTCGGGCTATAGCGGCGTTTCAGGCCTTTCTGGCTTCTCAGGCATATCTGGGTACTCTGGATCTGGAATAAGCGGCTATAGCGGCTATAGCGGGTATTCTGGCACATCTGGTTATTCTAGTTTTAGTGGCTATTCTGGCTACAGCGGTATCTCTGGTTACAGCGGTATCTCTGGTTACAGCGGTATCTCTGGTTACAGCGGTTCCGGAATATCAGGTTACAGCGGCGCAAGCGGTATATCAAGCAGTTATTATTTTTATAAAGCAAATACTTCTGCTACCAGCGGTAACCCCGGAATAGATTATTTGTTGTGGAACAACGCCACACAAACAAGTGCAACACAATTAAACGTCAGCACAACGGCAGCAAATGGTGTTGACATTAGCGTATTTTTGGCTTTGCTTGCAACGACTGAAGAAGTTGTTATTCAAGATCAAAGCAACAGTGCTAACCAACAAACTTGGATTATCACTGGAACCCCAACAAACGCTGGTGGATACTATACAATCCCCGCTTCATTGGTAAGCTCTTCGGGTACAGGCACAACCGGATTTGCAAACAATTTACCAATCATTTTTGCCATTGCAAACGGCATAAGCGGTTTCTCTGGTTTTAGTGGTTTTAGCGGATACAGCGGAAAATCAGGCTACAGCGGCATTTCTGGTTATAGCGGATATTTTGGTATCTCTGGTTACAGCGGCATATCTGGCTACAGCGGATATTCTGGTATCTCTGGCTACAGCGGTTACAGCGGTATCTCTGGTTACAGCGGTATCTCTGGTTACAGCGGTATCTCTGGTTACAGCGGTATCTCTGGTTACAGCGGTATCTCTGGTTACAGCGGTATCTCTGGTTACAGCGGTATCTCTGGTTACAGCGGATATTCTGGTATTTCTGGTTACAGCGGATATTCTGGTATCTCTGGCTACAGCGGTATTTCTGGCTACAGCGGTATTTCTGGCTACAGTGGTATCTCTGGTTACAGCGGTTTTAGCGGTATCTCTGGTTACAGCGGTATCTCTGGCTACAGTGGATACAGTGGTATTTCTGGCTATAGCGGTATCTCCGGCTACAGCGGCATCTCTGGTTACAGTGGTGTGACTCCAACAGCCATATCCGTAACCACCACCAGTACCCTAAACCCCGGATACGTTACTTTTGTTTCTGGAACAACAGGCAGCCAAGCCCCTTATGTAAACACTGGCTTAACATACAATTCCGTAACTAACGCCTTTACCGGCGGGGTGACAGGCGGAACATTTTAGTAATATAATATAAGTTCGTATGAACTTTGAGGACAATATGAAATATAGCATTGTAATACCAACTTACAATCATTGTGAAAAGTATTTAAAGCCGTGTGTGGATTCAATTGTTAAGTATACCAACTTAGAAGACATTGAATTAATTATATCCGCAAACGGTTGTGTAGATAACACAAAAGCATACTTAGATTATTTGGCAACAGCAGTGCCCAATTTAAAAGTGGTTTGGTCAGACAAAGCACTTGGGTACTCAGGAGCAAATAACGCAGCCATTAAGGTTGCAACATGCAACAAAATTGTTTTGTTAAATAACGACACTGTTTTGTTGGAACAAAATCAAAACCAGTGGCTTGACATTTTAGACAGGCCATTTGTTGATCCAAACTGTGGAATCTCTTGCATTATTAAAGGAAATTCTGAACCAGCGGGTCGTGATTTTGCAGTGTTCTTTTGTGTTATGATTCACCGCAGAGTATTCGATACAATCGGATTACTAAACGAAGAGTACGGCGTAGGCGGCGGAGAAGATACTGAATTTTGCATTGAAGCTGAAAAAGCTGGCTTTAAAGTATTAGAAGTGTTTGAAAAGTTGTGGGATGGAACGCAATATACAGGCGGCTTTCCAATCTACCACAAAGGCGAAGGCACCATGCACGACGCCAATTTAGTACAAGGTTGGGACAACATCTTTTTAATTAACTCATTAAGGTTAGCTAAAAAGTACAACACAGAATGGTACCGCTGGCGCTTATCAAACTTTTGGGAACGCGCAGTATTTCTAAAAGGCGATACGGTATACCCACGCGAAGTAACAAGATACAACTGGGCAGCAAAAAATCTGCTCGGTAAAAAAATTTTAGAAATTGGTTGTTCAAATGGTTATGGTATTCAATTTTTTCCAAAAGACATTGAGTATACCGGCGTAGACTACGACCCAATCATTGTTGAAGTTGCTAAAGAACAAGACTGGGGGTACAACGCTAAGTTTGAATGGTGTGACATCAACACCTACGAGCTAGAACAGTATGACACCATTGTGGCGTTTGAAGTAATTGAGCACCTTGACACCGGCATGGAGATTGTTGAGAATCTTAAAAAGCACTGTAAGCGTTTGTTGATTACTGTGCCAATGAATGAGCCACCCGGATTTTGGGGGCCACATCATAAGCTGCATGGATTGAACGAACGTCACTTTTCGGGCTTTGAGTTTAATTACATCAACGAGCACGGCGAGATTACAGATGTACCACAAAAGATTGACGCGTCAAATCCTTGCAACTTGATGATTTGTCGGTGGACTGCAAGTGAGTAAAGTTCTCTGCTCCGTGGCAACACGCGGGAGGTACTTTACAACACTGCCACTAGTATTAAACGCTATTATTAACCAAACCAAACCAGTAGATAAGCTGGTTGTGTTTGATGATAATGACAAGCCACAAGACATGCGCAGTGAGATGATTTACCAATACTTTTTTCAAATGTTAGATGCAAAAGGTATTGCATGGGAGTGGCAGTACGCTGATAAAAAAGGTCAGCACCACATCCACCAACGCGCAAATACGATGGGCTACGATTGGGTTTGGCGTTGTGATGATGACGCAATACCGGAAGCCAACGTGCTTGAGAATTTGTATCATTGGACACAAATCTGGCCCAATTTAGGTGCTGTAGGTGGTTCGGTGTTAACCCCGCCATATATGCCAAACACCGGAAATGTTACCGGTAAGATTGATAACATTGATAGTGAGCCCAACGTGCAGTGGGGCAAGATAGCAACAGCAAGAGAAGTTGAGCATTTACATTGCACCTTCTTGTATCGCGCTGGTGTGCAAGATTATAATTTGGGTTTGTCCCGAGTGGCGCACAGAGAAGAGACGCTATTTACTTATAACTTGCACCGCAGAGGCTACAGCATTTTAGCGGTACCAGATGCCGTAACATGGCACATGAAGAACCCACAAGGTGGGATTCGCAGTGAAACAAGACGCGAGATGTATGATTATGATGAACAAATTTTTAGGAATGTTTTGCAGTATCGTGATAAGACCATTGTGGTACTCAATTGCGGTCTTGGCGATCACATTGTATTTAGTCATGTTTTGCCTGCAATACGTAGCCCTGAAGTTTTTACATGCTACCCTGAAGTGGTTCCCGGCAGATCAATAGCGCAAGCAGAGAAGTTATTTGGTGACATTGGCCCGTATAACATATACGGCAAAATGGATCAGTGGAAATGGAAAGGCAGTTTAGAAGACGCGTACAGGAAGCTATACACATGATTATCATAGCCCCGTATGCACAAAAACTGCGCAATGGTAAACAGAACCCAAAGAACTATCCTTACTGGGAAGAATTGATTAGTCAGATTGACAAGCCAATTATCCAAGTAGGAATAGAAGGCGAAAAGCAACTGGTACCAGACTTTAGAAAAAACTTGCCAATAAGCGAGTTAAGACAGTTGCTTAGGGAGTGCAAAACATGGATTGGCGTTGACAGCTTTTTTCAACACCTTGCGTGGGATGAAGGCAAAAGTGGAATAGTGTTGTGGTCAGTATCAGATCCTTTTATTTTTGGCCACCCAGAAAATATTAACCTACTAAAAGATCGGTCAACTTTAGTAGAAAACCAATTCCTATGGTGGGAGTTTGTTGAACATAAAAACGACCGATTTGTAAAACCAAAAGAAGTATTAGCATACCTTAATAAGGAATAAATATGGCAGCTACGGGCTACACACCAATTTCGTTATACTACAGCACCACAGCGGCTACAGCGCCGTTGGCCGCTAACCTCGTCAATGGTGAGTTGGCAATCAACATCACCGACGGCAAGTTGTACTATAAAGAC